TTTATTAAAAAAGCGTGTCCTAGCGCAATATTATTCGTATATTCACGTCTAAATAAATAAGTTATATGGCTAGAAAAGCAAAATCACTCACTACAATCTCCGACCCTTTAATGGAACCCTATTTTATCACAAAAGATGAAATGTGTTTTACAGTTAACGAAAGAATAACTCCTAATAAAGATCATTTTAGATCAAAGGGGAATGGGACTGAGTATTCAAAACCCCAGGGATATTATCCTGAATTTCAACAAGCACTTACTAAAATTGCTAAAGAAAAATTACATACTCGAAAGGATTACGAATCACTCTCTGAGTTTTTAAATGAATTTAAATTAATAGAAACTAACATTAAAAATTATACAGATGGCCTTAGAAGCACTATTTGATGCGGTTATAGTTAAACCTATCGAAATTGAAGAAACAACTTATGGGAATATTATAGTCCCCGATGTTGGAAAAGAAAAGAATGAAACTGGAGAAGTTATAGCCATAGGACCAGGAAAACCAACAATTACAGGTGATTTTATCCCAACTATACTAAAAGTAGGAGATAAAGTAGTATTACCAACAATGGGATTCACTAAATTACCTTATGATGGAGAAGAATACTATGTTGGCCCCGAAAACCAAATCTTGGCTAAGATTACTGAAACTATAGATGTTGCAGAAATATTAGAAGAAACTAAAGAATCATTAACTAAAGAAGAAATTAAAGATTTATCAAATGAGTAAACAAGTTATATTAGGTTCAAAAGCTAGAACCAATTTAGTAAAAGGAATTGATATATTAGCAGACGCAGTTGTATCAACCTTAGGACCAAATGGAAGAAATGTAGTAATAGCAAACGAACAAGGAGCCCCTCAATCAACCAAGGATGGAGTTACTGTTGCTAAATCAATTACATTAAAAGACCCCAATCAAGAATTGGGGGTACAGTTAGTAAAACAAGCTGCAATTAAAACAGCAGAAAAAGCAGGAGATGGTACAACTACTTCTACTTTATTAGCTAGAGAAATGATAAAAGCAGGATTGAATGCTTTAAACAATAATGAAAATGCAGTACAAATTAAAAGGGATATTGATACTACTGTTAAAGAAGTAGTAAATAATCTTAAAAATAATATTGCAGAAGATATTTCAGGTGAAGAACAATTAGAACAAATCGCAACGATTTCTGCTAATAATGATCCTGAAACTGGAAAGTTAATTGCTACCGCAATTGAAAAAGTTGGAATGGAAGGGGTTGTTCATATTGAAGAGTCTAAAACAGGTGAAACGTATTTAGAAACTGTTGAAGGGTTACAGTTTGATAGAGGGTATAAATCACCTTATTTTGTTACTAATAATAACACAATGACTTCTACATTAGAGAACCCCTTAATTCTAATTGCTGACCAGAAATTGACCCAAGTAAAAGAGTTATTACCTATTCTAGAAAGTGTATCCACCCAAGCTAGGTCACTTTTAATTATTGCTGAAGATATTGATAATGAAGCTTTAGCTACTCTTATTGTTAATAAAATGAGAGGTACAATGAAAGTATGTGCTGTAAAAGCACCTGATTTTGGAGATAGACGTAAACTGGTCCTAGAAGATATTGCCATTACAACTGGAGGTGTAGTTTTTGATAAACAAAAAGGAATGAAACTAGATAAATTTAGTTGGGATTGGTTTGGTGAAGCTCGAACAGTAACAATAGGAAAAGAACAAACAACAATTGTAGATGGAAAAGGAGGAATTGAACCAATTGAAGCACGTATTGAGGAGTTACAACAACAAGTCAGTAAAGCAACAACGGCGTTCGAAACAGAAAAACTTCAAGAAAGACTCGCGAAATTCACAGGAGGAGTAGCGATTATTCATGTAGGTGGAAACACTGAAACCGAAATGAAGGAGAAAAAAGATAGAGTTGATGATGCATTACATGCAACAAAAGCTGCTATTGAAGAAGGAATTGTACCTGGAGGAGGAACAGCATTATTATATGCCTCTTCAGGCTTAGAAGCTAAGACAACAGGGGCTCAAATTGTAATTGAAGCATGTGCTAAACCATTTAACCAAATTTTAGTTAATGCTGGTTATGATACCATTAAAGGACAAATTTTAGCAGACCAGTTGGTAAATTCAGGTAATGATACTTGGGCCGGATATAATATTAAAACAGACGAAACAGTAGATATGAAAGAAGCTGGTATTATTGATCCAACTAAAGTAGCTAGAACAGCACTACAAAACGCAGCATCAGTTGCGGGTACAGTATTACTTACAGAATGTACAGTAGTAAATGAACCAAGTGAAGACAACAATCAACCCCAAATGGATCCTTCCATGATGGGTATGATGTAATAATTAATAATTAATAAATAAAAAGTAAAAAATGACAAAAAATGAAATCTTTGAGATTATTGAAACAAATTTCAATATCTTAGCAGCGGAAAATGATGGAACAACTAAAGCAAGTCAAGGACGAGCTCGAAAAGCAGCACAAGCTATCAAACGTGTGATTACAGATTATAAGAAAGCATCTGTGGCTGAGTCCAAATAATTTCGTATATTACCACAATGAAAACAGAATTAATTGAAGGTAAAATATTAATTGCTAATAGAAAGCCACCTGGTGACAGGTGGCAGTTAGCAGATGAACCCGAAGGTAGGATTTACAAAAGTATAACAGATACCTTAGAAGCGTATATGCATAAAACAGGATTTAAAGGTCACTATCGATTAGAACCTCTAAATAGTAAATTGTATATTATAGAACAACAAGAAATAGAAATTAAACCAGAACCAATTAAAACATATAACATATATGGGGAGTTCGGAGAATAGCCTATTAGTAGAAAAATATAGACCATCCAAGTTAGAAAACTATGTTGGAAATGAAAATATTAAAAAATCAATATCTAAGTATTTAGAACAGAATGATATTTTAAATTTAATATTTTATGGACCCGCTGGTACAGGAAAAACTACTTTGGCAAAACTTTGTGTTCAAAATCTTGATTGCGATCATCTTTATATCAATGCCTCTGATGAACGAGGGATTGAAACGATTCGTGATAAAGTACAAAGCTTTGCAAGCGTTGCTTCTTTTAAACCACTTAAAGTGGTTATTTTGGATGAAGCTGATTTTCTTACCATACAGGCGCAAGCTTCGCTCCGTAATATTATTGAAACTTTCTCACGTACGACAAGGTTTATCATGACCTGTAATTTTGTAGAGCGTATTATTGATCCTCTACAATCTAGATGTCAAGTACTTAAAATTGTACCCCCAACTAAAAAAGATGTTGCTAAACATTTAGCTTGGATTTTAAACCAAGAAAGTATAGGTTATAACCCTGAAGATATAAAACTAGTAGTTAATCAATATTATCCTGATTTACGTAAATGTATTAATACTTTACAATTAGCTAATGCTAAAGTAGAAGATGAATTACATCCTACAAATTATATGAATGTAATCCGTTTAGATAAATCTACATTAGTATCATCTAATTATATAAATAAAGTTATTACTGAATTGAAAGGTAAAGCTGATTTTAAAACAATTCGTCAAATTATAGCTGATGCTAATGTAGATGATTTTGATGAATTATTCAGAGCACTATATGAAAGGTCATCTGAATATTTACAAGATAAAGAAGGTACAGCATCTATTTTAATAAATGAACACCAATATAAAGCAAATTTCCGAATCGACAAGGAAATAAATACAATGTCGTTAATTCAAAACTTAATAAATAATAAATAATTATGGAACAACCAGCTCAACAACCAGCTATTGATTTAAAAAACACCACAGAAGTAAAAAATTCAAGTGGTGGGAGTGTATTTTTACAAGGAGTAATTTTACGTAAAGTATCTAAATTTGTTACAGGAACAAATGAAGATGCCTTAATGCCTATCCCTGTATTTTTTGACCCATCAACTAATAAAATTTTAACAGATTCAGTTCCTAGAGACTTAAGAGAGGAATTAGCTGATGAATTAGTTTAATGAAAAGTATCTTTGATTGGTTAAAGTGTATTAATACTACTAAACCTCCTGTCGAGTCATTTTCTGAAAAAGATTGGGAGGTTTGGAATAGTTATATGATACATAGGTTTATTAGCATGAACCCAGATTATATTGAAGTTGTTAATTATGTACAGGATTTCCCCCCACAGGAGAAAAGAATGATATATTCTATTTATAAAGAATTTATCCCTAAAAATAATAAATGGAATAAATATATTAAATCCAAAACAAAACAACCTAATAAAGACTTAATAGACCATATCAAAAATTACTTCGAATGTTCTTCTAAAGAAGCAAAAGAATATATAAATATATTGGCTACCCCCGAAATAAGTCGTATATTAACGAATAAAGGGTTAGATAAAAAAGAAATAAAACCATTATTAAAATGACAAAAGAATTATACACTATGTTAAAAACATCTGCAGAAGCAGATAAAGCAAAAGCGTTATTATCACTTGAATTATTAGGTAATAAAGCAGTTGGTATTGGAGATCATTCAACCGAAGATTTTTATAAAAATGCTGAAGAAGCACTTATAAATCTAGTTGATGCTGATGATAGACTTGCAGTATTAAATATATACTTTTCAGACAGTAAAGAACAAATCAATGGGTGATACTATAACAAAGTTTTATGAAATGGAAGAGGATGCTAAAAGAAGAAATATGAGCGATAGAGAAATTATGGATGCTAAAAGAGGTGTATCAGCAAAATTAAGTGTACAGGTATTCGAAAAAGAGTACCCTGAATTATCTAAGGAGTTTAAAAAAATTCAAAAAGAAATGTATGAAATGTTTGCCCGTAAGCATATGGACTATGGTTTAAATAATATTGCTTTAGGCGGAGATATCGTTAATAATAGCGATGATAAACAATTCTCACTAACTGGGTTATGTATTAGATTAACCGATAAAATATCACGTTTAAAAAATTTACTAATTAATGGTAGGTCATTTGTTGAAGGCGAAGGTATGCAAGATACATTTATAGATATAGCCAATTATGGAATAATCGGTCTTTTGGTAGGTCGAGATAAATGGAAAAAATAGTTTGGCTAAAAAAATTCCTAAGATTATAAAGGAGATTAGAAATAATCCTCCAACACCCGTTAATTATGCATATCAAAAGAATATATCATATTCCCAGATGTCTATATTTAGAGGATGCCCCCATAGGTGGAAATTACAATATAAGGATAAAATTAAACGTTTTACTTCTTCAATTCATACTGTATTTGGGACGGCCATTCATGAAGTTATGCAACATTATTTAGATGTGGCATATGATAAATCATTTGCTGCAGCTGATAACTCAATTGATATGGAAGAATTTTTCCAAGAAAAATTTATAGGTGAATATCGAAATCAATATAATAAAAACAAAGACCAACATTTTTCCTCAGCCGAAGAAATGAGAGAATTTTTTGATGATGGGATGGGTATTTTAAATTGGTTTAAGAAAAAAAGATCTAGGTACTTCTCTAAACGTGGTTGGCATTTAGTTGGTTGCGAAATACCATTAGTAATTGCGCCAAATAAAATGTATAACAACATATTATACGCGGGTTTCTTAGATGTCGTCATGTACCATGAGGAAACAGAGACATTTAAAATAATCGATATTAAAACAAGCACCCGTGGGTGGAGGGATCAGGATAAAAAAAATGAGGATAAACAATATCAATTACTTTTATACAAACAATATTTCTCAGAACAGTATGGGATACCTTTAGATAAAATTGAAATTGAATTTTTTATTGTTAAAAGAAAAGTAATGGATTGGGATGATGAAAAAATAATGTCACCTCATCAAGCATATAGGGTACAGCAATTTAGCCCACCAAGTGGTAAAATTAAACTAGGACGAGCTAAAAAAGCTATAAATAATTTTATAAATGAATGTTTTAATTCTAATGGAGACATAAAAGATATAGAATATCCAAAATCCCCAAGTAAATGGAATTGTAACTTTTGCCCCTATAAAGTAGATAAAGAAAATTGTGGAGAAGGTATAATCTACTAATTTTCGTATATATGTATACCTAAATAATGTTATAAAATAAAGATTATGAGCGCAAAAAAAGATATGACACTAACGAGTGTTAAAGTCAAAAGCGATTTATTCGAGAATTTTAAAATTGAATGTGTAAAACGTAAATTTTCCTTCCAAAAACTTGCCGATCGGGCTTTGTTTTTGTATCTTACAGATGAAGATTTCCGTAAATCAATTAATAATCAAACTAAACTCGAACTATAAATCCAAAAAACAATGAATAAAAGTTTTGAACATCTTCCTAAGGACAAAAGGAAGAAAATATTATTAATTTGTGATGATATAAGAGTACATTCTGGGGTAGCAACAGTTGCTAAAGAAATTGTAATTCATACTGCACACCATTTTAATTGGGTCCAAATAGCAGGAGCTATAAAACACCCTGATAAAGGGAAATTAATATCACTTGATGAAAGTATTAATAAAGAGTCAAAAATTGATGATTCTTCAGTTAGTATTTATCCTGTTGATGGTTATGGTACCCCCGATTTATTAAGAAATTTAATAAAAAAAGAATCACCTGATGCTATTATGTTAATTACTGATCCGAGATATTTTGGTTGGGTTTTTAATATGGAAAATGAAATTCGTAAAACAACCCCAATTACCTATTTAAATATTTGGGATGATTACCCAGCACCCATGTATAATAAAGCATTTTATGAAGCTTGTGATTTGTTAATGGGTATTTCAAAGCAAACAGTTAATATTAATAAAATAGTATTAGGAGAAGATAAGGGTAATAGGATTTTTAAATATATACCCCACGGTTTAAACCCAGATATTTATAAACCTATAAACCCTGAAGATAAAGAATTAAAAAAATTTAAAATAAATTTCTTTAAAAAAGATATTCCTGAATTTGTAGTATTCTTTAACTCTAGAAATATTAGGCGTAAACAAATCCCCGATACCATGTTAGCTTTTAGAGCTTTTCTAGATACACTTCCAAAAGAAAAAGCGGATAAGTGTAGAATGGTTTTACATACAGAAGCTGTTACTGACCATGGGACTGATTTGTATAAGGTAGCAGAGTACTTCTTTACAGAAAGTTATCCTAAAGCAATCCAATTTTCCCATAAAAAGCTATCAACCACAGAATTAAACTATTTATATAACATTGCTGATGTTCAAATATTACTTACTTCTAATGAGGGTTGGGGCTTAACCCTTACTGAAGCCATATTAGCAGGTACTCCTATTATTGCTAATACAACGGGTGGAATGCAAGATCAAATGAGATTTGTAGATGAAAATGGAAAATGGTTTACGCCAAGTGCTAATGTACCTTCTAACCATAGGGGTACTTATAAAGAACATGGTGAATGGGCATTCCCAGTTTATCCAACATCAAGATCAATTCAAGGTTCTCCTCCAACCCCCTATATTTTTGATGATAGATGTAGATGGGAAGATGCTACTGAACAACTAATTAAAGTTTACAACTTATCTAAAAAAGATAGAAATAAATTAGGATTAAAAGGTAGAGAATGGGCTATTAGTAATGAAGCCGGTTTTACTTCTAAACATCAAGCAAATAGGGTAATAGAGGCATTTAATGAATTATTTACTAAATGGGAACCTAAAGAAAAATACCAGTTGGTTAATGCTACTGAATATAAAGGAAAATTTTTAACACATAAAATACACTATTAATGAGTAAACCAAGTTTTGTAATAAGTTGTCCCTATGATACCTATTCAGGTTATGGTGCCCGTTCCCGTGATATAGTTAAAGCTATTATTAATACCGGTCGATATGAAGTAAAACTTTTACCTCAAAGGTGGGGTAATACTTCTTGGAGTTTTTGTAATGACCATTCTGAATGGGAATATCTAAATAGTTATAGAATAGATAAAATTGAATCTCAACCAGATATTTGGATGCAAATCACAATACCAAATGAATTTCAAGCTGTAGGGAAGTATAACATAGGATGTACTGCGGGTATTGAGGCTACAGTATGTAAACCTGAATGGATTGAGGGTTTAAATAGAATGGATAGTAATTGGGTTTCTTCTAATTTTGCTAAAGGAATGTTTGAAAGTTTAAATTATGAAAAAAGAAATAAACAAACAAAAGTCTTAGAAGGAAATATAAGAGTGGAAAAACCAATTGAAGTAATTTTTGAGGGTGCAAATTTAGATGTTTATAAACCTGTTTCAAAGGGTGATATAAAAGTAATTGATTTAGAAGATATTAAAGAATCATTTTGTTTTTTAAATGTAGGACATTGGATACAAGGAGATTTTGGTCATGATCGAAAAAATTTAGCCTTATTAGTAAAATCTTTTTATGAAACATTTAAAGGACCCAATAAACCAAAACCAGCACTAATTTTAAAGGCATCTATGGGAGTAGCTTCTTATATAAGTAGAGATAATATTTTGGATAAGATTAAGTTTATAAAAAATACAGTTAATTCAACTTCATTACCTAATATTTATTTACTTAATGGAGAATTTAATGATAGTGAAATGAATGAATTATATAATCACTCTAAGGTTAAGGCTATGGTAAGTTTAACTAAAGGTGAAGGTTTTGGAAGACCTCTATTAGAATTTAGTCTAACAGGAAAACCTATTATAGCCTCAGGGTGGTCAGGACATTTAGATTTTTTAAAACCTAATTTTAGCACCCTGCTCCCAGGAGAATTAGAAAATGTACATAGTAGTGCTGCTAATAACTGGTTAATAAAAGAAGCTCAATGGTTTAGACCTAATGAAGCTGCTATTGGGAAGAATTTAAAAGATTGTTATAAAAAATATAAACAATTTGTATTAAGGTCAAAACAACAAAAACAATTTAGTAAATCTAATTTTAGTTATGATAAAATGGAAAAATTAGTTGATAAATTGTTAAGTGTATCTGTACCTGAATTTCCTAAACAAGTAGATTTTCAATTACCTCAATTAGAATTACCTCAATTAGAATTACCTCAATTAAAAAAATTATAATATGAATTTTGATGAATTAAAAGAATGCACTAGGTGTGGGTCCGATGCCTGTTATAATCAAGAAGTAACAAAAGATATTAATATTGAATATTGTATTGGATGTGGATTTCAACATAATTCAGCTATGATTAGTGGAAGTGAATTTTTAAAGGAACAATTAGAAGTATTACCTGAATTATATAAAGAATTGATGGACGAAGAAGAAGAATCTGGGAAAATTTGGGTACCTACATCTGTAAATATTAATGATAAGGGAATGATATTTGCTAGTGGGAATGGAAGAGATAACTGGTATTGGGCTGCTGTAAAAGTAGTCCCTTGTACTATTGATGAAAAAAAGAAACTAAAAAGTGATTATAAAGCGGATATGTCTACTTTAAGTCGTTACGATGAAGGTGATTTTATGGATGCCTTATCATACATTGAAGTTATACCATGAAATTAGGAGATTTAACTGAAAAAATAATATCTGTATTTACTTTAGGTCAAGGTAAAAGGTTAGCTATGTATATAGCTAAATTAAGAGGTAAAGAAGATTGTGGTTGTAACAGAAGAAAAGAAAAATTAAATAATTTAAATTTTAAATCTATGTCAATTTCTCAAAAACCCCTTAATTTAGATTGGTCATCTAAATGGAATAAAATTAGGGGTCAAGTATCTTGTGCTTGTGAATTTAATTATGCTATCTTACAAGTTAAAGATAAACAAAATAATTTAATACATGAAGAAAAAATTATGGCTTCCCCTTATATGAGTGGTCAAATTAAAAATAAAGATATTTCCTTACCTTCATTTCTAACCCCTCATTCTTTTAGTTTAAAATTTCATAAAAAACACGAAAATACTTTTATTAATCCTGTAAATATAGATTTATAATGAGAATAAGTTATGGAATAACTGTTTGTAATGAACATGAAGAACTTCAACATTTAATAGAATTTATAAGCCCCCTTATAGATAAAGAAGATGAAATAGTTATTGTTTATGATAATAATAGAGTAACTGGTGAAGTACTAGATGTAATAGACCACCACCAAGATAAAGTAAGATCTTTTCCATTTGATTTTAAGCAAAACTTTTTAGAAAATAAAAATTATATGAACTCCGAATGTACAGGTGATTATATATTTCAAATAGATGCTGATGAAATCCCAAATGAATATTTAGTTAAAAACCTAAAATTAATATTAGAATCTAATAAAGTTGATATTTTAATTGGCCCCAGAAAAAATATAGTTAAAAACTTAACTCAAAGTCACATTCAACAGTGGAGATGGAATGTAAATGAAAAAGGTTGGGTTAATTGGCCAGACCAACAAAAAAGAATATACCGTAATGATCCTAGTATAGCTTGGAGAGGCCATCAAGTCCATGGAATGATTACAGGGTATAAAACATATGCAACTTTACCTTTAAATGAGGAATTTAGTATTACTCATAATAAAACTATAGAAAAGCAAGAAGTACAAAATGAAAGATATCATAAAATTGAAACCAAACAATTATAATGAATTGTGCTTTACAAAAAAATAAAAAAGTTGGTATTAAAGTAGGTAGTAGGGGATTAGGTGATACTATAGCATCGATTCCCACAATACGTAAAATTTCTAAAGTTTATGATAATTTACCCCTAACTGTTTTTTCGCACCACCCTGAATTATTTAATGACCATCCTTTAATATCTGAATCTCTACCTATGTCTTACCCAGAAAAAAATTATGAGATTCATAATACATTTAATCATATAGCAGGAGTAGACCATACATTAAATAACATTACAACATCATTCCGTCACCAAAATATGGATATTAGACAATTTCATGCCGTATCATTAGGGTTTGCCTTAACTCAAGAAGAAATGGAAATGGATCTCTATATCGAAGATAAAATAAATTTAGATTTTAGTGATTATGTTTTGATACACCCTACTACAACATGGGGTTCTAGAACTTGGGATTTAAATAAATGGCAAAAACTAATCAATTTACTTAATAATGATAATATCCCAGTAATAGCTATAGGAAAAAATACAGTAGAACATGGGTATGGTACAACTGTAAAAGAGGCATTACCTATTAAAATTGAGCTTGGACAAAATTTAATGAATAACCCTATAGTTGGATTATCCCATATAAGGTGGATGATGAATAATCAGGCAAAGTTATTAATTACTATGGATACTGGAATTTTACATTTGGCAGGTACAACTGATGTTCGTATATTACAATTAGGAAGTTCGATACATTACAAATATAGAGCACCTTATAGAAAGGGTACCCAAGAATATAAATATAAATTTATAGGAGGATCTTGTAAAGAATTTTGTGCCAGTAATATGAAATATAATATTAAAATACATAATTCCATTCAAAGTAATCCCCCATTAGCTAAATGTTTAGATAATAGGCCTACTTTTGAATGTCATCCCAATGTAGAAGATGTATATAAAATAATAAAACAACAATTTAATGAAAAATAATAAATTTAAAGTAGGAATTATTGGGAATGGGTTTGTAGGGGAAAGCCAAGCCTTTGCTTTTTCCCCAACAAATGAAGTTAGAATTTATGATATAGACTCTTTAAAATCTACTCATACTAAAGAAGAAATTGATGAATGTGAGTTTATATTTATATGTGTTCCTACACCCATGTATAAAGATGGATCCCAAGATATTTCATTTATAGAAAAAGTATTTAATGAAGCTGTTGAAGGGCCTATTTATATTATTAAATCTACTATATTACCAGGTACCACAAAATCATTATCTAAGAAATTTTCCCACCTTAATATAATTTTTTGTCCTGAATTTCTCACTGAAAGAACTGCAAAATTAGATATGTTAACCCAAGCAAGAATAGTTTTTGGGGGAGAAAAGGAAGACATTAAAAGAGTAAGGAAGTTATATGAAAATAGATTTATGAATCGTCATATAATTGAAACAGATTCAACTACAGCCGAATTAATTAAATATATGAATAATACCTTTTTTGCTACTAAGGTTAGTATTTTAAATGAATTTAAGTTATTAGCTGATAAATTGGGAGCAAATTGGAAGGATGCATTATATGGGTTTGCCTCAGATGGTAGAGTAGGAGATAGTCATTTGCATGTTCCAGGACCAGATGGTAGATTAGGATATGGTGGCACTTGTTTCCCAAAAGATGTTAATGCCCTAATAACATTAGCTAAAGAATTAGGTACACCTCTTAATACTATAAAGGGGGGATGGATAACAAATTTAACAGTGCGACCTGAAAAAGATTGGGAAGCAGATAAAGGTAGAGCAGTAAGTGAATAATATGGAAAAATTAAAGCAAGAATTAAGTAAATTAGGTATAAATTTAAATAATTTAGATCATTGGTCTATGTCTATAGAAGGATTTAAATGGATATTAGATAACATACCAAAAGAAAGTAATATTTTAGAAATAGGAGCGGGAAAAGGTACAATTGAATTAAACCGTTTTTATAATGTAACTACTATAGAAAACGATATAAATTGGGTTAACTCAGTAAAGGGGGTTAATTATATATACGCTCCTATAACTTCTGGGTGGTATAATGTAGAAATACTTAAAGAAAAATTACCTACGGATTATGATTTTTTAATTATAGATGGTCCCAAAGGATCCCCTAATAGGGTTCCCTTACTTAAAAATTTAGATTTATTTCATTTAGATTGTCCCATTCTTGTTGATGACGTACATGCTGAAGCTTCTTTACATATAGCTCAAGTTTTATCTAAAAAATTAAATAAAAAATTAACAATACATAATGGTTGGCAGAAAAAATTTGCAACTATATTATAAAAACAATTTCAGATGATAATAGATAATAAAGAAACTACTCAAAAGTTAATAGATTTTTTAAAGCAAGATAAACCCTTTACTTATTTAAGGTATGGAGATGGAGACTTTATTGCAATGTACCCGGAAAGTGTAGGTAAAACTATAGGAGCAAATAATCAATCATATATCAGTCAAGATGTTCAAGATCAACTTATAAAAGGATATTCAATAAATGAAAAAAACTATATAATAGGTACTCTACAAGATATTAGACATCCTCGAAGTATGAGAAATAATGTAGATTTTAATAAAATTAAAAATTTACCTATTCAACATCCTGATATTTTGTACAGTGCAATTGCATTACAAGAATCATTTTTAGATTATCCAGAACAATTTTTAGAATTTAGTCAATTGTTATCTAAAAAAAGAACTTTATATGTTAATCATTATATGGAAGATGTATTAAAAAAGTTTTATGGAGATATAAAATTTTATGTACAAGTTCCTCAATTCAATGCTTGCAAGGGCTTTAAAGAAGTACTTAAAATAATTCAATCTATAAATAAAGAAGATTTTGATCAGATTATATTATCATGTGGGCAGTTATCTAGAGTATTAGGAAAAAGTTTATATGAGTTATACCCAAATAAAACTATAATAGATGTGGGTTCACTATCGGATAAAATTATTTATGGTACAGAATCATTTCAAAAAATTAGAGTTAGGGGACATATTAGAAATAATGGACAATTAATTCAAGATAGATTAAAATATTTTATATCTAATTTATGAAAATAATAGAAGAATATCATGAGTTTACTTGGGATATGATTAGAGCTTTACCTAAAGCTTATCACACCTACAATCAAGGGTTACCTGTAGAAGTCAAATGCAAACCCGGGTTATCCGAATTATATTACTTTGCTGATAAAGTAACCGAAATTAATAAATTTATTGCTTATAATGATTCTATTTCATATAATAACGAACCCCCGGAATATGCTTTGCAAAATTGGACCCCTCCCCCATTAAAAGAAAAATATAAGGGAAATGTACAATTTTCTAAACCAACAGTTACTATTCAAAATAAATATGCTTTAGAATGGTTTACTGGGGTTTATAATTATTTTCCTTTAGAAGTTCTTGGAGAATTATTTGATTTCTTAAAAGAAAAATATGATATTATATATATTAGACCTAGGGGCAATACTAAAAATTATTACCAAGATGAAAATGAAATAAAAAGTTTTAATGATTATGAATATATTTACAATAACCATCCTTACGTTTATACTATAGAACAATATTTACATCAATACCCTGATTCTAGCTATAATACTATTCAAATGATTTTACAATCCACCTCAGATAAACACATAACAGTTTCAGGGGGGAATGCTTGTTTAAGTGCCTATTTTGGGGGAGATGTTTTTATATATGACAGCCCCGAAGGTAGAGGTGCAGGTAGGGGGGTATGGAAAGATGATTCTTGGTTATCTATGTTAGGTGGGGCTAATATATTTGGGTTTAATAATTATAAAGAATTAATCAATAAAGTAAAATTAAATTGGTAACACATGAATAGAACAATATTAATAACAGGTGTAGCTGGACTATTAGGTAGCCGTTTAGCTGATTGGATAATAGAAACCCAACCAGAAACTACAGTAATTGGAGTTGATGATTTAAGTGGTGGTTTTAAAGAAAATATCCATCCAAAAGTAAAATTTTGGCAAATGAATTTAATAGAACACCCTATTGAAAATATATTTGAGGCACACAATATAGATTATGTATTTCATTTTGCAGCTTATGCTGCTGAAGGATTATCTCCATTTATCCGTACTTACAATTATGATAATAACTTAAAAGCAACTGCTCGCCTAGTTAATGAATGTATTAAAAATGATGTTAAAAGGTTAGTATTTACGTCTACATTAGCGGTATATGGTCATGGCTATGGTGGAATATTTGATGAAAAACAACAACAGGCACCCATTGATCCTTATGGAGTTGCAAAGTATGCTTGTGAAATGGATATTCAAATTGCAGGTGAACAACATGGATTAGATTGGTGTATTATTAGACCACATAATGTATATGGTATTAAACAAAATATATGGGATAAGTACAGAAATGTATTAGGCATTTGGATGTTCCAATATTTAAATGGGATGGATATAACTGTATTTGGTGATGGTGAACAAACAAGAGCATTCAGTTATATAGATGATAGTTTAGAACCTCTTTGGAATGCCGCTATTAAACCTGAAGCTAGTAAAGAAATAATTAACTTAGGGGGGGTTGAAGAAATTTCAATAAATAAAGCAGCCGAAACTTTAGTTGGTGTATTACAGAAAGAGGAGGGTATAGACGATTTTAACATCCCAATCCGTTATTTAGAAGCAAGACATGAAGTTAAACATTCAATACCCACTCATCAAAAATCAGTTGATATATTAGGATTTGAACACAAAACTTCTTTAAAAGAGGGATTAACTGAGATGTGGAAATGGGCTAAACAACAACCTATGCGTGAAAGGTTTATATGGCCTAGTTATGAATTAGAAAAAGGAATTTATTCTTTTTGGAAAAGTAAATAATAAATGAAAGTTTTAATTTGTTTTAGCACTTACTCTGAATGGATAAAATTAAAACCATTAATAAAATTAATGGATAATAAAGAATACAAACTCTTCTTTACAGGACAATATTCAGACTTGTTATCTAAGGTAAAAGTAGATTATACAATTAAATTACCCAAACCTTTAGATAATAGTTTAAATTCTATAATGGCTGAATGTATGTTACAATTCCCAACATCCCAATTTGATACTGTGTTACTTCAAGGAAATAGTAGTGCTACATTAGGTTGTGCTTTAGCAGCTTATAATAAAGGTATTAGAACAATTCATTTAGAAGCAGGGTTAAGAACTCAGGATATAATAGGATCTTACCCAGAAGAAGGATATAGGCAAATGATATCTCGAATAACTGAGTTAAATTTTTGCCCTACAACAACTTCATTAGGTCATCTTATTAGTGAAAGAGTAGAAGGGGATGGGTTTGTAATTGGTAATTCGATTTTAGATAATTTAGTAGAACATGAAAGTAAAAGAGAATATACAAACCAAGTATTAGTAACTCTCCATAAAATAGAAAACCATAAATTATTAGATATTTGGTTTAAAAAAATAAATGAAATTGCCTTAAATAACCCTAATTTAGAATTTATTTTTCCTATACATCCTTTACCCATAATTAAAAAATATAAATATTTACTTCCAAATATAAAAATTATAAACATCCTCCCCCATGATAAGTTTTTAAAAATATTATTAAAATGTAAATTAGTAATTACTGATAGCGGGGGAGTAATGCAAGAAGCAAGTTATTTTAATAAAAAAGTAATAGTATGTAAAAAAACATCAGAATATCCTGAAGGTTTTTATAGTGGTCATTTACATTTATGTTCTACCCCTGAAAATTTACCTCCTTTGTTTAATAAACTAATAAAAGATTACAAAATACAAATTAGATGTCCATACGGTGAAGGAAGAACCTCAGAAAATATATATGAAATTATAAAACGTTCAGTCCCACATTTTAATAAACTAAATAATATATGAAATTAATAGTATATACAGCATTATTTGCAGATGAAAATATTCCTTTAGAGGAAGTTGGAGAATTTTATCCCTTTACACATAAAAAAGAGGATGTTAAATATATAGCTTTTACTAATAGAATGGATTTAGTATCTAACTTTTGGGATGTTATGTATACCCCAATTGAAGAAGGATTATCTCCTAGAATGATGTCTAGAAAAGTTAAATGGAATCCAACTAAACATCTATTATTAGATTTTACTCATACTATATGGTTAGACTCACAGTGCTATTTTAAAATTGAACCTAAAGCAATTGTAAATTATTTTTTACAAAGTGAATTCCATACCGCAATCCACCACCATACAGATTTACAAAGTACATATTCAGAGGGAATGTTGCAATGTTACTATTACTGTCTGGATAAACCTTCAATTATTAACCCCCAAATGGAAAAATATTTTAAAGAGGGACTACCCTATAAGTATGACCATTATGAAACAGGTATTTTAATTAGAAAAAACTGTGATGAATCAAACCAATTATCAGAAAATGTTTGGAACGAATTACAAAACTATAGCATTAGAGACCAATTAAGCACTCCTTATTGTGTATTTAAAGCTAGACAAAATGGGGATAAAGGTATAAAAACTATACCTGAATCTTTTACGGCTCATAAAGGAGGTTTACCTTTACCTAAATCTCAAATATTTTTTACTGTTCCAAAACCTACTAAATTACTCAAAGAAAATTTGGATGACAGATAAATCCTTCGTATATTCCCACCTAATTTAAAAAGGTTATATATTTATGCGACAGACTATCAAAACCCCACTTAAAATGAAAATGATTTCTTGTACACAATGTGGTTCTCCAATGCCAGAATTAAGATTAACTAAATTTGGTTACGATTTTTGTGTTAATTGTTCTACAGTAGGCACTAAACGTGGCATTCCCGTAATGAGAGGATCAGGTGATCATACCTGGACTGAAACTATTATTATGGAAGAGGATCAATATGAAGAATTTGTAGTAGCATCCGCACTTGAACGTGGAGATAAAAATGCTGCTAAAGCTGAGATGTTAAATATGGATAAAGAAGACCGCAATTTACAAGGCCCATTCCAAATAATCAATAATACAGATAAAGATAGAACTTAGTTATGCCTAAACCAAAACCATTATCTAAAGAAATGATAGTGGCGGCTCAAGCAAAAACTAAATCTAATATGGCCGCCGCAAGGTATTTGCATGTTTCTTATCAACACTATAAGAGATATGCTAAAATGTATAAGGTATTTGAAGGTCATAAAAACCAAAGTGGTAAAGGTATACCTAAATTTTTAAAGGGTACGGGTAAAGAACCTGCACTTTTGGATATTATTGAAGGTAGAGTATCATCTGCTCATTTTTCCCCTGCAAAAATAAAGTATCGTTTAATAGAAGAGGGATATTTATCAGAGAAATGCTCAATGTGTGGTTTCCAAGAACGTAGGGTACTCGATTATAAAATGCCCTTATTGTTACACTTCAAAGATAATAATAAATCAAATTACACACGCGATAACATTGAGTTACTATGTTATAATCACTATTTTCTCACAGTTGGAGATATATTTACAGAGAAGGATGTTAAACAAATTGAATCACATCAAGAACACGTAGGTACAACTGATAAAGTAGAATGGGAAGTAGACGATTATCACCTTCAACGTTTAAGGGAATTAGGATTAAGCAATGAAGAAGAAGATGATGTTAACCAATATATTTCTAGAATATGAAAAAAGCTAGACGCGCCAGGTCAATAAATAAAAAACATCATAAGATTACCCAGGATTATGATAAGCAAAAAAGTAAGCATTTAGAAAAATTAACTGATAAAATGCTCAAGAATGATGAAAAAGCAAACCAATTAAAATCAAAAACAATGAAAGGTGACTTTCTTAAAAACTTTTAATTATGGAAATGAAATTTAAACACAAATGGGAATTTGATACTACGGAAGAAATGAATGGTATCTTCAAAGATGGGATGAAGGAATTAAATGATCTAATTGTAGATATTGCTTTAGATAATTTAAAAACAAAACGAAAGCAAATCCCTGTAGTATCAATTTATACTAAGGATGAAGATATGATTTACGATATTATGATTGATCGTCCTGATATGGTAGAAACATTAGAACAGAATTTAACTACAATGGAAGAGTACGAAGATTATGAGCGTTGTCAAAAAATTGTTAACGCTCTAGATTATTTAAAATCAAAATCTTAATTATGAAAAATTTATTCAAAAATCTGTTTATTATTTTAGGTTTATCCCTATTGATGGCTTTTACTAACTATACTCGTCCCAAAAAGACACCTATTAATACTATATTAAGTGCTCCTATAGTAAAGATAGATACAAAAATTAAACTAGAAGAAATTAAAATAAAAGGCCATACGGCCTTTTTAACTGCTCTAGGCCATAGGGAATCAGGCAATAGATATCATGTAGTTAACCGTTTTGGTTATATGGGTAAATATCAATTTGGTAAATCAACATTAAAAACATTAAAGATTAAAGTCACCAAAGAAGAGTTTTTAAATAATCCCAATTTGCAGGAAGAAGCAATGAGAAAACTACTTATATATAATAAAAAACGTCTTAAAAAATATATAGATAGGTTTGATGGACAAGTAATAAATGGTATATTAATCACCGAATCAGGATTATTAGCTGCGGCACACTTAGGGGGTGCTGGTAGTGTTAAAAAATGGTTCAGAACTGGAAAAATAAAACAAGATGGTAATGGTGTAAAAATAACTCAATATATGGAGCAATTTTCTGGTTATAGCTTATATTTATAATCAAAAAAGATTATGGCAAGAGTAGTTGTAGGTGATTATAGACCAAATAAAAGAAAAAAACGACCTGGAGTACATGCAAAAAGTAAATCCAGTAAGATGAAACAAAGTAAAAACTATGTTAAACAGTACAAGGGACAAGGGAAATAGAATGAATGTAACAGTAACAAGCTTATTTAATCATATGACCGATGCTGATTTTTTGGCATTACATGAAGCGGGTGAGCTAAAAAATTTCTGTTGGGCTTTATCTGTAGACTTACAATCAAAAGGCAATGAAAAAGATTACACTTACACAGCATGAATGGTATGATGCCATGAAACTTCCAACACCTCATAGGAATAAGAAAAAATACTATAGAAAAGAAAAACATAAGAAAAATGGGAACCAATTTGGTTCCCATAATTATTTTTCATATATTTACAGAGTAAAATTAAGGTTATGGCTCTTTGGGAATTTAGAAATTTAAATAAATATGGTAATTACAGAAAACGAATCATCCATACTGAAGGTGCATTAAGTATACCTGGTAGTGGGTTTGGTCCTTCTGTATTAGCCAATAGATTTAAGTATGAGTATAAGCATGTATTATTACCTCCTAGTTTATTAAGCATAGGTGGTAAAAAGTATATTGTTCCTACATGGCAAGAAGTATTACCTGAAACTGAATTAAGTGATATTAATTGGATTAAACCTAAACCTAAAGTTAAACAAGAACCTATTATTGAAACTCATACTAGCAGTAGCAATGCAGATAAAACGTATAAAACAGCATATTACCCCGAATCAGGTAAGTTTTATTGCGATTGCCCAGGTAGATGGAGAGCGTTTGATAACCGTTGTAAACACATAAAAGCATTAGAATTAAAAATAAATAAATAAATAAAGGTTATGACAGAATTACAAAATTTTATAGATAATATGCGTGCTACAAGTAGTAGTACAGAAAAAGTTCAAATAATAAAGGATGCTGGTTCATTCATTCATGAAGTATTAGAATATACTTATAATCCTTATAAACAATACCATGTTACAAGTAAAACTTGTAAAAAGAATAGTGATAAAGTAAGTTACACAGATTATACTTTATTTGAGTTGTTAGATAAATTAACTAATAGAGAAGTTACAGGCCATGCTGCAATTGAGTTAGTTAATGGGTTTGCTACTAAAAATGTTGATTGGTATTTAATTTATAAAATAATAGATAAAGATTTAGGTATTAGAGCAGGTGACTCAATAATTAATAAGGCAATACCAGGATTAATACCTACATTTAAAGTTGCATTAGCCAAAGAATATGATGGTAAATGTGATTGGCAAAATGATAATTGGTGGGCATCAAGAAAATTAGATGGTGTTAGATGTTTAGCTGTAGTTAATTATGAAGGTGAATGTACACTTTATTCTAGAATGGGTAAAGAATTAACTACATTAAATAAAGTTAAAGAAGCAATTGAAGCAACAGGTATTATTAATACTGTATTTGATGGTGAGATTTGTTTAATTGATGAGAATGGTAATGAAGACTTTCAAGGTGTAATGAAACAATTAAGACGTAAAGACCATCAGATTGAAAATCCTGCTTATATGATATTTGATATGATTCATAAACCTAATTTTGATAATCAAAAAGGAGGTCCTATATTAAGTGAAAGATTATCAGCATTAAGAGGATTTTTACTTGGTAGATTTAATATAACTAATATTTTACGTTATACATCCCAATTCCGAATAACAGATGGTAGACACTTTGATAAATGGGGTCAAATAGCAACTGATAATAATTGGGAAGGATTTATGATACGTAAAGATGTTAGTTATGAAGGTAAACGTACTAAAAACTTACTTAAAGTAAAGAAATTTTATGATGCTGAGTATGTTGTAGTTGATTATGATAATGATGATCATGAAGTAGTTAGAGATGGTAGATCAGAAACAATTAAAATGCTAGCTCAAGTATGGATTGAACATAAAGGACATAGAGTAAAAGTTGGTAGTGGTTGGACTCAAGATCAACGTTTACAATATATGGATGGTTCAATTGTAGGTAAAGTAATTACTGTTCAATATTTTGAAGAAACTAAAAATGATAAAGGTGGAATTAGTTTAAGATTTCCAACTGTTAAAATTGTTCATGGTAATGAACGATCTATGTAATTAGATTTGGTATATCTAAAAAATATTCGTATATTTAGATAAATAGATAAATAGATAAATAAATAAATAAAGGTTATATGGATAAATTAATTGTTAAATTTGAAGGTAAAGAAGAACCAACAGTATATAATATTGTTACTTTTCTTAAAAATAAATCAAAATTAAAAGAAGTATTATTTAGTAATGTTCAAGATTTGATTAGACACCCTTTAACTGAATGGCATGAAATAGTACATGCTGAAGTAAATCGTGGTGAAGGTGATAGTGAATCAAAACCATATGAATCCAAATATGAAAGAGAAAATATAGCATTACCTAAAGAAATGGCTAAGGAAATTGTTAAGGTAGCTACTTCACTTAAAGGTTGTACTATTAATTTTGTTGATAAATGTAATAAAGTATTAGATTTTGATTTACATGAAAAACTAAATAATAAATACGGATTTACAGGTGCTAAACGTTTATATAATATATTTAAATTAAATTAATTATGGCTGAAAATAGAGGTAGACCAAGTGAAAATGTAGTTAAACTTACAAAATGGAATCTAGATACAGATGATTCTATATGGAAATATGATATGGATAAGTCAACTAATGGTCCTTATTCAGTAGAACAAAAATTCCAAGCTGGGAATAAACCAGAAAAATTTAAAATTGACCAAAAACCTTATGGTAAACATCCGGTTGTAATGGTATTTAAAACATCTAATCGTTCTAATGCTAAAACCAAAATTAAAGTATTTAATAAAAATATAGATTATATTTTAAGTGCCAAAAAGTTACCTGGTGTACCTGAGAAGGCAGAAATAATTGATTTAGCTGTTGGTAAATCATTTATTAATAAGTATAAACAAAAATATAATTTAGCTTAATCTTTATATATTTATAACAAAATATTAATCAATTAATTATCAAATGAAAACAATTTTAATTATTTTAGTTTTATTAGTAGCAGCCGCTGCAGTATATTATTTCGGATTTTATAAAAAAGGAAAAATTAATGATCGTGATGGTGATTTTATTCCTGATGAGGTAGAAGATGCAGTTGAAGATGTTAAAGAAGTTGTTAAAGAAACTAAGCGTAGAGCTAAAGCTGTAAAAAAAGAACTTAAAGATGTTGCTAGTGCAGCTAAAGAAGTTATTAACCAAGCTGGTGATGTAGCTGCTGCTGCAAAAGGAAAACCAAGACGAGGTAGAAAACCAAAAGCAAAAAAATAAAATATGAGCAAATATAACTTAACAGATATTTTAGAACAGTATAAAATCGGTTCAGGTTGGACTACAGATTTTGATTATGATGGGATGTTAAAGACCGGTTTAGGAACTAGTATTGATACTCCTATTGAAGTATTAAAGAAAATGTCTGATGACTTTGAGGATGTTAATTATCATAGAGAAAATAGCCATTTACAAGATGCTATTGACGCAATAGAAATTGGGGATATGAAGGAAGCTGAAGGTAGATTGAATGATTTTCATGTTGAAATTAGAAAAACCATTAAAGATCAAGGTATGGATATTGAGCCAACAGTAGGTAAATTTATGGCTTCTAAAATGGAAGAAGAAATGGCAGTATTCTCATCTGAAGAGGATGAAGATAAGTATATTGAAAAAATGACTAAAAAAACACTTGAAAAAGAAAAAGCTGCTAAAAAGAAAAAAGAAGTAGAAGAAGTATCTTCACGTGAAGGTTCTCGTATTGAAGGTTTACTTAGTATTCCTTTAAAAGCTAAATTCTTAGAAGCATTTCAAGATTTATATTTTGATTTAGTTGAAGAAGATCCATT